ACCAGCTTCAGGCGGACCAGCTACAGGTATAAATGCAGGTTCATTTCTTTCACCAAGATTTAAACCAGCATCAACAACATTCCTATGTAAAATTTGCATTTTATCTTGCAAATTTTTAATTGCTAAAACTACAGGTTGATTCTTAGATTGCAGAGGAATTTTACCCATATAATCATTAATTTCCATTAACAACCTAGTAGAATCTTCAGCAAATTGTAAACCTACAGCCATAGGATTAGCAGAATATTCTGCCATCAAGGCATTAGTACGAGTCATAAACTGTCTAATTTTAACATCTTGGGGTTTTAACCAATCCCAAACTTCAATATTAAACTTTTCACATACCATATTTATTAACTTTTTGAACCAATCAGATATCGCAGTAAATGTATCTTGCAACTTAACTGCACATCCAACTGAATCAAATAATGTTTTAACTGCTGTACTTAATGATGAAAAATCCATAGTACAGCCAAAAACAAAAAATATAACACCTTGAACTGTAACCTGTAACCAATCTGTCCAATCAGTTTGAGCTACATCAGAACTAACTGGAACTAACCAACTAGAAAATAAATCAAAAGCAGATTTACCTACTTTCAAACATACAAATATAGCTAACGCACTTTTAACATAAATCAAATTGCCAATTTCATATTTCCTTTCTATAATCTCTATAAACAAATAAATTAAACTAGATACTATAGTGGCACTAATTGGACTTTCAAATAGTTTAATTATACTATTAAAATCAAATCCAAGATTAACATCAATACCTTCATCAACAACTTTATTAACACGTGGCATATAACTGTCAAGTAACTCCTTTATAGAAGGAAGCAACCTATCAGCTACATATGACGCATCATCTTTAGCTGCAACAAAAGTTTGATTCAAATTTTTGGCATTCTCACTTATATTTTGTAAAGCATTAGCTAAAGCAAAACCACCAACAGGATCCCATCCAGTTTGAGCTGTATTGCCACTAATTTCAATCAAGTCCAAAACTGATGACTGAAACCAACGAGCAAAAACAACTGCTTCAATATGACGATAACGTCCCATTTTAACATGAAGCATTATCATCCGCCCTTTATAACGACGGATATCGCGTATCATTTGTAATTTAACTCGTCTAACCATAATATAATAGCTAAGATCGAACAAATTTTGAATCCTTTTATATCGCCTGGTGTTTGGGGCTATCCATTTTCTTTCAAATGACAAGTCAAATAGTCTCTTCCTATTAGTCAAATTCTATCTTTCCATTAATTCTTAAATATCAGCCGATTTCACATAATCTCAATTTCCGGGTTTCGTTTAATTGACCAAGACACTTTATACTTACGGACAACAGAGACTTTCATAATGATTTGTTCAAAACATTATAAAGAAAGTTTATCTACGTCCGATATCTCTAAAGGAATGGAACTAAATAAATAATACTATAACTTCAATGACACAAATTACTCCTAAAATAAATAAAACATTAAATGCTGGCGTGCTAATAGCCAATTCTTCTCTTGTATTTTTATATAATATAATTAATAACAATAAAATTAAACTTAATGATAATACCACTAATGATATTATTAAATCTTTCTTCAATATAATTAAATCCATGTCAAAATTGGAGACATATTATATCGCCCGAACTCTGGGGCTAGTTAATTTTATCAAAATTAACAAAATCTAAATTGATATCCATCCGCATTGCTGTAACGGAGAGATAAATCAACTATAAAATAGTTGTTTCCTGACAATTAAGTCAGGGATATCAATTTAGCCACTGCAATGTATGTTGTACCAACTCTAATTCTGGCTAGAGGACCACTCAGTTAAAAGTCATGAGAGACAAGAGTATTTTAAAACACAAATACAAAACTCTTCAAGTCAGTTTAACTTACAAAAACCTTCAACGTATAGGATAACAATATATACGTAAAGACTACTTCTTTCATATATACAAATTACAAATATTTCGTCAATATCACAAAATGATATGAAGAAATATTTTGATTCTTCTTATCATGTGGCATACACATGACAAGCTGAATACTATAACCATG